CCGTGGCGGCGTGAAGCCGAGGAACGGCACACCAGCGGCCATGTGGACGAGCCAGGAGATCAGCAGGTCGCTCTTGCCGACCTTCGGCGCGCCGCCCAGCACCAGCAGCCCGCCTGGCGTCAGCACACGCGGCGCAATGATGTCCTCCGGCATCGGACTCTGGTCGTCCAGCAGCGCGCCCAGCGTAAAGGCGGGCATCTCCTGCGGCCCCGGTGCGCCGGAATCCAGCCGGATCAAGGGCGGTCCATATTTCTCGACATGTCGGTCCCAAAGCCGCTCAGACTCGCGCTTGAGCCGATCGACCGGCCACTGCGGCCGAAGCATCGCGGCGTTGTACCCGCAGATGCCCTCCCAGCCCTCGTTCTTTGACATCCGTCCCTCGTGGACCATTCGGATGAAGTGACCGATGGCGGCGGATGCACCCTCGAAGCGGGACCAGTCGTCCTGCGCGCCCTCGCGCACCGGCGTGACCAGCACATCGTCCATGGCGGGCTTGTCCGGATGGGAAAACTCGGGCTGCAGTGACACGCCCGGGGCTGGCGGCATGTCGGTCACAGCCTCGACAAACTCGGCTAGGTCGCGCTCGCGGTCCGGGTTCATCTCGACAATCCGAACCTGCGTTTTCAGGCTGTTCTTATAGTAGACGCTGCCTGCCACCCGGATTAGCTGGTGAGCGGAGCGGAAATGCATGTCGCCGCCGACCTTGGCGGCAATGTCACCGCGCAGTCGGCAGACACGGCGAATATCATCCCCCTCGGCAGGCTCAGTCAGTGTCCACCAGATGTGTGCTTTCCGCTGGCCTTCCGGCGTCACGCCACCACTCTCAACCACCATGGTCGGCGCGCCGAGATGGCGCTCCAAATGGGCCCGCTTGGCAGCGATGTCGCCGGTGTCCAGATCGACCACGACGGTCTGCATCTGCAGGATTTCGGCGGCTTTGGCCTGACCGGGCGCGGCCACTGTGCCCGGGATGACGTAGACCGCTGCGCCCTCCCGCGAGGCCCATGTGGCGAATGTCGTCATCTTTTTGGGCGTCTCGGCGTCAGCTTCCAGCCAGATGTTGTGCGGGCGGCCATCGATGCCCTGACCCTTGTCGATGAAGCTGCGGACCGGGATCAGCCCGTCGCAATAGCCAAAGACGACCTGCATAAATTGCGCGATCTGCTCGGGATCCGGCTCATCGCCAAATGGGCCGGTTTGTGGAGCGGCGTCGTTGAAATCCCGCCATGGGTTGAAATGGACGATGTTTTCCTTCGGCGTTTCTGGCGTTGTGTCGTCGCGCATGGCTGTGTCCTGGTCGGGGTCGGATGGGTCGGTGGGCTCGTCGGTCATGCAGCCAGGCTCCAACACCGCTCGGCGTGGGCGCAGAACCGGCATTCGAAGAAATCGCGATTGGCGACGATGCGGGGCAGCAATTCACCCGCGTCCGTAGCCTGAAGGATCCGCACGGCGCGGTCGGACATGCGCTGCGCCAGGTCGGCATCGAAGGGCACCAGCTCGTGATGAAGCTCGGCCGTGTCCTTGTTGATGGCGGTGAACAGCGCCGGTGCGGCCGAAATCTCCGGCACCGAAGGCTCCATGTAGGCCTGGTAGATCGCGATCTGGGCGGCATAGACGGGCTTGGAGACAGCAACACCGTCCTTGACGCAGGCCCGCCAATTCTTGGCGTTCATGGTCTTGCACTCCCAGAGCGCGGGAACACGCATGCCAAGCGCTGCCGGAGCGTCAGCGACGATCCCGTCAACATGGCCCCGGATACGACCTCCCGCGACGGAGAAGCCAAACTGGCCGCCATCCCGCATTTGGGTGACCAGATCGATCCCGGCCGCGCGCAGCCAACGGATCGCCAAATTCTCGAGCTGGTGGCCGATGGCGAAGATCCGTAGCGTCTGGCCGCCGAAATCCGCACCCTCATCCTTTGGTGCGCCGACAAACTCGAACTGCAGCGCGCGTTCGCAGGCATGACCCAAGCGGGATGTACCGAGATAGGTCCGGGGTGGCGTGACCTCGCTTTCAGCGATGAGGGCTGCGTCGACCAGCGCGTTGATCCGCTCGGCCATGGAAGGGCGTCGGTTAAAATCCAGCATCAGAACGGGATCTCGTTTGCAGCAGCGAGGCGCGACATCTCGGCGCTGTAACCTTCCAGGACCTCCTCGATCAGCGCGGTGACCTCGGTCGCATCCAGATCCCGCAGACGCTTGTTCCAGCCGATCTCGTCCATAGTCGTGCCGAGCCGCTTCATCACCAGCGCTATGGCGAGGCGTTCTTCTTCAGTAGTTCCCTGCATGGTCAGTCCTTTCCGGTGGCGGGCCGCGAAAAACGCCTGGCAGTGCATCGAGCAGAACCAGTGGTGTTCGCGGGGGCGGGGTTTGTTGGTGTTGAAGAAACCGAAGCCGCGCGCGGAACGCAGACAGACGGCGCAAGGCTTGAGGCGCGGGTGCCAGAGCCGAATACGCTCCAGTCGATCCGCAGCCGGTGAGCTGGAACAGAGAATGGTCTGGGGGACCGTTCTCCCGGCGAACGGCGGGGATGGGATTTGCGCGACATGGCTCACGCGGCCCTCCCGAGGGACGGAGCAGCCTGGCCGACCAGCTGGCGGATTTCGCGCTTGTTGAATTTGAAGGTCATCAGTGCCGAGGCGCGATAACGGGTGAGGCCATAGTCGGAGCGAAATTCGTCGGCAGGTATTGCAGCTGCTTCTCGGTCGCGGCCTGTTTCAGCCATCCCTTGGATTTGAAGGCGCTCTCATCGGTTTCATGGGTGTTGAGCCAGTCGTCGGCCTGCGCGAGACAGACCGTGCGTTCACCTACGCCAAGAAGCCGGGACGCGTGACCTTTGCCGCCGCCGACAGCGTGCCAACGGCCCTCGAGAAAGAAGATGCCGCCCCAGGCGTTGAACCCGTTGGCCATCAGCGCCGCTTCGTCGCCGAAGAGGTCGACCCAGGCGAAGCTCGAGCGTTTCAACAGATCGATCTCGGACATGATGAAGCTGTCGATCGGGGCCGAGCTCTCCCGTGACAGGTCAGCGCCACAGAATGGGCATTCAGTGACGGCAAGCGGGATCTGTGCCTCGCATTCCGGGCAAGTCTTGCTCGGTGCCGGTCCGGGCACCGGTTCTCGGCCGTCCAGGTCGACATCCTGTTCCAGCGTGCCGTGGGTCAGGCTCGACGTCCCGAAATCCAGCACGATGCAGTCGGACTTGATGACGCCCGGGTATTCCTCTGGATCGACGGTGCGCAGACCGCGGCCGATCATCTGGATCATGGTGGATTTGTAGGATGACGGGCGCAGCAGCACGATGCAGGAGGTCGGTGGATGGTCCCAGCCTTCCGTGAGCACCGAAACGTTGACGATGACGCGGATTTCACCAGAGGCATAGGCGGCCAGGATCCTGCGCCGGGTCGCCCCGTCCAAGTCGCCATGGACGACGGCCGCCGCGATGCCTGCGTCATTGAACGCCGCGGCGACATTCTCGGCATGAGCGACGGTGGAGCAGAATACGACCGTGGGCCGGTCGCTGGCTTTCTCGCGCCAATGCCGGATCACCTCGTCGGTGACCGGGGCTCGGTTCATGATGCCCGCCACCTCGTGCATGTCGAAATCCGACAGTGTCTTGCGCACCGCGCGCAGTTCGTCCTGCACGCCGACGTCGATGATAAAGGTACGCGGCGGCACTAGATGGCCCGAGGCGATCAACTCGCCCAGCCGGACCTGGTCGCCCACATTGTCGAAAATCTCGCGCAGACCTTTGCGATCGCCCCGGTTCGGCGTGGCGGTGACGCCGAAGATCCGGCAGTCGGGATTGGTGTTTCGTGCCCGGTCGATGATCCGGGTATAGCTGTCAGCAACTGCGTGGTGAGCTTCGTCGATCACCAGCAAATCGAGTGCGGGCATCTCCTTGAGATTGCCGGGACGCGTCAGCGTCGGCACCATGGCGAAGGTCGCCTGACCCGCCCAATCCTTGCTCCCGGCATCGACCACCGAGGTCGTGATCTCTGGCGCGACCCGGCCAAACTTGGTGCGGTTCTGCGACGTCAGCTCATCGCGATGGGCGAGGATGCAGGCCTTGGCCTCGCTGCCCTCAATGGAGCGCGCAACGACGGCGGAGAGCGCGATCGTCTTGCCGAAACCGGTCGATGCGATGCTGAGCGTGTTGCCATGATCGCAGAGCGCAGCGAGGCTGCGCTCCACGAAGAGGCTCTGGCGCGGACGAAGGCGCATGGCGCGGCCCCTTACTGCGCCCATGCCGGGCGACCCGGCACAGGTGCGGCGGCAGGTTGCGGCGCTGGTGCGGTGCTGTGGGCTGGTGGCTGTTGGCCCAGCGACGGCGCCGCGCCCATGATCTGCGCATAGTCGCGATGGTCAGGCGTGACCGCGCTGCGGATCTCGTTCTTGTCATCGCCGCTGGCGTCGGTGCCGATGTCGATGCGGGCGATGAACTCGATCCCGTCCAGATCGGCAAAGCCGCTGATGCGCCGCGCCGCCTGCGCCTCGGCAGACATGTCCTTGTCGGAAATCCCGCGCGCCGAGTTCAGCATGCCGCGTACCAGGCTGCGGCCCATGTTGGTCCAGTCCGGACCCTTGGGGCTGTAGAGGCCAATCAGCGTGAAGATCTTGCGCCGGGCGTACGCCCCCTCGGTCACGGTGAACTCGCCGTTGAGATAGACAGCGCCAGTCGAGCCGCGCGTGGCATAGCAGCCGGTCCAGCCCTGCGAGGCATCGTCGAACCCGCCGGGGCGGATCGTCAGGCGCACCTTCGCGAGCGTACCCTTGGGGATGAGGTTGGTGTTGCTTTGCGCGTCGTTGAAATCGTTCCAGGAACCCATGGGGAACCTCCTTTTTCTAATCAGGGTTGTGGTTGGG